AGGCGTCGGTGGTGCAGAGACATCGTCACTCGTCGACTGACGCCGCTCGTCTGGCGCAATACGTCGGCCATCAGCGCCGCGAGCGTACCGACGCGCATGCGCGTCGGGTGGGCCCACCCGTCGGACGGGCCCATAGGGACTGGCTCCCACGCGTCGATCGAGCGCACCTCGACGTCAGTGACACCAGGCGTGCGCGTGTACCGCTTGGCCAGCTCGGCATCGATCAGCGTGATCTCGTCGCTCGTCTCGCCGGTGATCGGCGAGTATCCAGCGCTGACCTTGACGATCGGGGAGATGTCGTTCTCCTCTGCGGTGACGGACACCGACGTGTCGGGGATGATGTCGTTTCGCGTGATCGTGGTCGACGGTGAGCGCACACCGCTGAGACTGACCGCCTTGATCTTGCCGTCTGCCGTCGACACGACGGCAGCACCAGAGAGGAGGCACCACTCGCGCAAGACGTCGGTGAGCTTGCGCTCACCGTCGATGATGATCGACATCGGAGGGATCGACGTGATTTCCCCGAAGGAGCCAACCTCACTAGACCTGAGGCCAGCACCGAAGCGCCACCCAAGATCCCCGGATGACGATGGGAGACGACCCGGAAGTCTGTCGCCACTGGAGTACAACCCCTGACCCTCCTCTGACAGCAGGACAGCAAGGATTGCGTTCTCTCGCGGACTGCTCACGACTGCGATCTGCTGGAGTTCCCCAGAGGTCTGGAACAAAGCAACAGCTCGCTCTGTACGGAACCATGGGTTGTATGAGATCTCGACGAGATCGTTCGCCACGTCGACGCTGATCAGTCTATGAATGCCGACAACATCTCGATCGAGGAGGTTCGATCGAACCAAGACGTGAGCGTCGAACGTCGGCGAGGTGCGCAGCTTGCGAGCGTCGCCGACAGATACCTTTAGTGTGATGGTCCACTCAAGCGCAGGGTTGCTAGGCGAGTTGTTGAAATCATGGACAGACCTAATCGTCGCCTTCTCGACGCCGAGGCCAACGACGCGCTCCCAATACTCCTGCACGACGCCAGCGAGGCGCAGCGACCAACGTAGCCCGCCAGAGTGGCGCGGACTCTCGTCGACGATGTACGTGCCGAGCAGGGTCTCGCTGTGCAGACCGGCTGCGTCTGGCGCGTATCCGTAGAGACGCGCACGACGACCGACCCACGACGGAGGGACAGCGTAGACGTAGTCACCGGTGTGGCGCGCACGCGCGCGCGATCCCAGCGCGCCACGAGTGCAGCCGCTCAGCGTCGTGCCAGACACAGCACCGACGATGATCGTCTCGTCGCCGACGTAGATGACGTCACCGGGCTGGACCACGCCAGACGAAAGCACCGTCAGCGACGTGGCCGTCACGGTCACGTCAGCTGTCAGCTCGGTGACAGGCCGCGAAGCGTGCGCGAATAGCGCCTGCAGTCGCTTGTCGTCGGTGTCGACCATGTCGACGTCGAGGGTCGCGGCAACCTCTCTGCGCTCGACGACGTCGAGTGTGGACTCGCCTTCTTCGACCGAGGTCACGCACACGATCTGCGTGCGCCCTGCGAGCGCAGCCGGCGACCCAGGCACTTGCCGCGTGACGAAGCACGACGGCACACCGTCGACGACAAGCGCAAGGATCAGGTCAACGTGCTCAGCGTCAGTGCGTCCGTAAAAGCTCACGTCACCCTCTCATGCAGCACGCCAGACCAGTCGTAGAGTGGCACGCCCGGACCGAGCCGTGTCGGCCTGTACGACGTCAACGTGTCGGCTGACCAATGCCCAGTGGCGATCCTCGTCGACGACGAGAGCGGCCCGAGCGTGGTGCCGCTCGACACGTCGACACTGTGGACCTCGAGGGCAGCACCAGCACCGAAGCGCAAGATGAACCCCTCCAGCGTGTCAGCGTCGACGGTCGCACGTCGACGAAGGGCGCGTGCTTCGTGGACGAAGCCAAGACCGATATCCCACGATTGCATGTGCGCCGACATGCTCACACCGACGACGGAGCCGCTCATGACGCGCTCAACCTCGACGACGCGATCCCCGAACGGCTCAAGCCGCGAGAAGGCATCGTTACTTGCCCACCCTGCGGCGCACGCCTGCGTCGACGTCTTCGGGGATGCATCGTTCGCCGTCGACGCCGTGAACCCGAGGAGCGCCATCGGGAACGTCGTCGAGCCATCGACGACGAGCTGGAACGTGTCAGTCCCTGCCGTGCGTGTAATGGTGACTCGCGTGTGCGGTGTCGCCGTGTCGATGCTGCGAGCCACGGTCACGCTGTACGCATTACCGCCGCCAATGAATGCGTCGAGCTTGGTCTTGATCTCGAGGCACAGATCGTCAGCGGCACCATCGCCGCGCAAGTAGTAGGTGCCAGTCGCGAGGTCGACGTTGCCGACGGCGCCACCACCCTCGCGGAAGCGCAGTCGTCGATTGCTCGTCGTGACGACGATGGCGCCGAGGAACACTGGGTATGTCATCGTCCGCCCCTCCTGCCTGCGCTGCGCGTAGCATCACGGATTGCGCGCGCGGTGTCCTCCGGCAGCGGGCCAGACACGCCATAGGTGATGTTCACAACGAGCGGACCGCCACCGTCGCCGTCGCCGCCGGATAGTCTCGGTGAGGCACCTGGGTCGCGCATGGACGACGATGGTGAAGCAACATCAGGCGGTCTCAAGGACGCACCGACGACGGCTCCACCGCCGGCCATTGCAAGACCGGCAGCGACGGCAGCGCTGCCCGTCATGATCATTCCGGCGCCACTCGCAGCAGTCAGCGGGTTCGCCGACAAAATCGCGCCCTCGAAGATTCCCCTGACGCCTGACGCAACGAGCTGGCGCCCCGTCGACGACAGGAACGATGCGACCGCCTTCTTCTCGGCGTCCTTCTCGCCCTCGACCTTCGCGACGAGATAGTCAGTCAATGTGCCCATTGCTGACGACGTCACCTGCTCCATGAGCTTGATGCGATACTCGGCAAGCTCTTTCTCGCCGCGCATGATCTCGCGCTGCACGCGCCGTTCTTCTCGGAGTCTTTCTCGTCGAAGACGAGCCTCCTCACGGTCGCGCTCGCGAAACTCCTTGGCGAGTGCTCTCGCCTCGTCTCGGCGCCTCTTCTCCTCGTCTCGCTTGCGTGCCTTACTCACCTCTGCCAGCGCCTTGTCTTCGGCCTCCAGCTCGGCAAGGTACATCTCGTATCGGAGACGAGCCAGCTGCTCTGCTTCTTTTTCGGCTTCAGCCTTTGCCTTTCCCCGGAGCTTCTCCCGCTCTTTCTCTCGACGTTCCTTATCTTTTCTTTCTTCTTCTTCAAGAAGATCAAGCTGTTTCTTAGCAGCCTTCTCTAGCTGGATACGACGCATCGCTGCGAGCTTGGACATCTCGAGATCGAGAAGCTCGACCGCCTTCCGTGCCTCGTCGACAGTCCGCTTGATGCCACCAACGAGCTTGTCGTTGTCCTTCAATCGCTCAAAGCGCTCAAGGCCACCCAGCGGCGCAAGCGCTGCTTGCGCCGCTTCAGCTGCGACACGCACGCGCTCGGCCTGCGCCTCCATCGCTGCGCGCTCAGCGCCGACCTGCAGGGCGCGAAGGTCCCTATCCAGTCCTGCGATCTCGTCGCGCAGTCGCGTGATGTGCTCCTTTGCTTCTTTCGCTGCCTTCTCCGTCGAAGGACCGAAGCCATCCATGTTTTTGATCACTTGGTTGGCTGCGACAGCAACGAGTGACAGAGCACCAGCGACGCCGGCGCTCATACCGAGACCCATCACGAGCGATGGGATGTTGTTGATGACGCCGCTGATCCCGTACTGGAGGTCCTCGACGGCGCGCGAGGCCTCAAGCGCTGCTTGACCGAAGTTACGTTTCGCGCCGGCTGCACGTTCAATAGACTCGCCTGCACGTTTTGCCGCGTTGTCGACGCCGCCGAAGCGCTTCTCGACGGCGGCAATCTGCTCCGCTGCTTGATCGGCGTTGACCCTGACGACGTATTCGATCGACTGCGTCACCGTCCACCTCGTGCTGCCGCCTCTGCCTTGCGGTTTCGCTCATCGTCGTCGCTGTCGGACTTGATCTTCGCCGCGCGCCCAGCGTCGATCACGGCGAAAGCGTCGACCGCGTGCGACGACAGCGAGCGCAGCGCATCGATGCCTGGCTTGCCGTCGCACGCACGCCAGAGCGCAAGAGCACCGGTGACGTCAGGATTGTCGAGCAGCAGTCGACGAGGGCAACGACGTGTCTGGTGCTCAGTTCCGGCGAAGAACACGATCTGACCCTCAGTCAAGCACCCCTGTTGTCGTCGACGCGCTGCGGGACAGTCGTCGCAGTCGTATCGACTCACGTCGATGGCTGTCGCTGCCCACAGCGCACGGCTTTTCCCGGCGGGAGATCCAAGAAGTGCCGTGCCGCCGCGTAAAGCGGCCCCAGAAGCCCGGCAAGAACGAGGGCAGGCATCGACTCGGCCACGCTGCCGGCGAGGCCCTGTACGCCATCCAGGCGCACGACGACCGCCACCACGAGCGCTGCGCACGCTGCGTCGAGTGCAGACAGCGCCTCGGCGATGGCGACCTCGTCGCCGGACTGGCGCGCACGGTCCACCGCTGACCATGCGGCAGCCACGCGGGCGTTGTGTCGACGGCGGTCTTCATCGCTCACGATCTGCATCTGCACCATGATCCCGTCGAGGTCCGGCGACGGCTCGTACTCACCAAGCGGTTCCAGTGTGTGACCTTCGACGGCATCGACAATCTCTTTGGCAAGGCGCGCCACCGTCGGCCCATCCTGCGCCGTCACCGACGCGGACAGCGCGCGAACCTTGTCCTCGACGGCCGGCCAGTCGGTGGTGTCGTCGAGCGGCGACCGCGTCTTTCGCCGCCTCTCGATCTGCGCTGCGCGTGCCGCGCGCGAGGCCTCGTGGGCCTCGCGCAGGACCTCCTGCAGCGGCACCAGCTCGCCGGTGGTGCCCGGGTAAAGCAGGACAATCGCCATCGTGTCACCCCACCGCCAGCACGCCGGGGAGCGCGCCGGTGCCATTGACCGTGTATTTCGCGACGATGAGGCCGTCGCTGATCTGCGTCGAGACATGCACGTCTGCCGTCGGGATGTGCGCGTACATGACTGCGCCGATCTCGGTGCCGACCTGCACGCTCACCTTGGACGTCGCCGCAACGTCGCCGGCGCTGTCGTTGTTGCCGAGGACATCTTTGACCGACGCATGAGACAGCTCGCCCGGCAAAGCCGCCCCGTCGTCGAGATAGACCGAGAACTCGACGGTGAATGTCTTCGGCCCGTCGACGCCACAGACACCACCGAGGGCGCCGTTGATCTTCGTGTCGACGACTCGCCGCTTGGCTGCGTTGCCAATGGTGATGCTGATGTCTCGCGCCAGCACCTCGACGCCGTCGACGACGACGATGGAACGGTCGTTGACGATCGGATTGCCGCTCGTCGGCTCGGCGTGCGCAGGATTGACCGGCACGCCGTGCGTCCACGTCGTCGGAGCAAGCACCGTCGACATCCCGACGAGGCCAGCGTTGGGGATGCTCAACGAGCACGACATGGGCACGCAGCCCTCGAAGATCATCCGATTGCCCTCGGTCTCCGCGTCGAGGACGAGGTGCGTGTGATGCGTGAGCACGGGATCAACGGAATAGACGGCGAGACGAAAGACCGTCGAGCCTGTCGTCGGCGTGCCTGTGTACGGCTGATCCAGCGTCAACGTCGTCGTGCCGCCACCGCTAGCGATGCGCCCGACGACGAGACCCGCCGACGTCGAGAAGGCGATCACCTGTCCGTTCGCCGTCGTCGTGCCCGACACCGCGAGGACGCCAGAACCAGGGTTGTGGCCGCTCGCAGCGACGGTAGGCGCGGCGCCGGTCGTCGCTGGAGCGACGGCGCCGAAGATCGACGCGAGCAGGTGGCCCTGCTCCATCTTCGCCTCCCAGTTGCTCACGGCCGCGCCGGTGTTGTTGTTGATGCCGCGGAACTCGGTGGCGAGCGTGACGTCGCCGAGATCCTGCACGCCACGGACGTGAGGGTACGCGCGACCCGTGAGCGAGCGGAGGTTGCGCTCGAGTCGTGCGCGATTGCGCGGCAGCAGCGATGCGCCGTCGTCGGTGAGACGCAGCACGTTGGTGGCGTTCGCGACCTCGCCGGAGAACGTCGTCACGTTGCTGTGCCGGCCGTATCGGAGAGTGCGGATTCGTGCGACTTCTGTCATGACCTGTACCTCACTTCGATCGTGAACCGCAGACGACGCGCACCGTCGACCTGCTCCACGGTGTACGGCGCGACGACGTCACCAGCGGGTGTCACGGCGACGATCCCCGTCGTCGAGCTGCTCCAGTTGGCCCTGTCGGCGAACGCTCGCGCAAGCAGCGCCGCATCCTCGGGGATCGCCTCGTCAATCGCTGCCGTGTTGCCGGGCGCGTCGACGTACTCGACGACGACCTCCCACGTCACGCGGTGACGATCCTGCAGCGTCTGGTGCGGCCCCTCGGCGTGACCAGACAGCACGCGGCCCCACCACCGACGAGACTGCGTGCCCCTCGTCGAGTCGTGGCCTGAGGCATCATGACGAAACCCACCAGACACGCCACGATAGTTCGCCGGCGTCACCGTCGACGGAATCGTCACGAGCTGCCGGCGCACGTCGGTCCAGGTCATCGCGTAATCCTCATGTAGCGCGGCCCCTGCGAGCCCGGAGTGGGCGCGCTAGGTGTGGTCTCCTGCGGCGCCGTGATGAGGTCGATGCGGTCCCACGTCGTCTGCTTGGCCTGCTCGTATGCGGCAGCAAGACGGTCCACGAACTCCGGTGGCGCCGAAGGCCACTGACGCGCCAGGTGAAGCACCGTCGCGGCGGCGTGCATCGGCTCGATCACGTCGTCGGTGAGGATGTCCTCGTCGAGCACGCCACGAGCAGCGAGCGCGGGCACAACGACGAGGCGCCACGACGACGCGATGGCTTCCTCGAGCGTGACGTCAGACGACGACGCAATCTGTCGCACGACCGGATAGGCCTGCGTGAGCGCGGTCGGCGTGAGCGCAATCGACGTCACCCGACGGACGACGCGGAATGGCTCGTCCCACTCACGCACCACGCCGTCGACGGTGGCCCGAAAGAGGACGTAGCCAGCGCCAGGATCGGCCGTCTGCGTCGCCGAGAGCGCCACAGAGACAGCGATACCGTTGACCGCGCTACCCGACGACAACGACGACGGAAGAGGCTCCTGCAGGCGCATCGTCGACGACGTGCCGCCTTTGCTCGCGACGACGACGAAGCGCTCACCCGTCGTCGCGTCGGTCACGAGGTATCGACGTCCGGCAACGATCAACTGTGGCGACGACAACGTGAGCGCGCTTGCTCCCTCGTTGGCGGCAGACGCCAGCGTCGACGAGAGGGCGTCCACCGTCGCTGGGACGTAGCCCGTGTCGGGATCGGGATCACGCGGCGACACCCTGCGCGCGGTCGCCGACGACGGCACACCAGCGGGGATCACACCGTCCGGCGACAGGCGCGGATAGCTCACGATCGACTCGGTGGATCCGACCAAGACGCGTTGCATGGGCGCATTCTGACGCGACTTTGCCATTTTGGCAAAGCACAAGAAACCGTGCCATGTGGCGCGATTAGCTCACGATCACGCCGGCTCTTGACAAGAGCCGACCAAGCTCAGCTCGCTGCTCGGGCGTGAGCCCCATGAAAGGTCGCGCCGGCATCCGATCGGTGCCGTGGTGCAGCCACCACCCAAGCACGTTGTGGGGCGGCCCTCGTCGACCGCTGCGCTTGGCGCGCCCGTTGGCGGCGTGTACCGCCGGCGACGTGCCGGTGTCCGGCGCGATCGTGACCTCGCACGACGACGTCGACTGCTCGACGGAGCGCACCTTGATCGAGTTGATCAAACCACCGGTCAATCGAAGGTCAACGCTGGTGTCCTCCGCCATCTCGACGAGCGCATGATGGTAGGAGTCGGAATACGGTGCGAACTGTCGCCCCTCGACGTCGAGCCCCTGCCCCGTACGACGGATGATCGCACCGGGCACGTAGGCGCGGATGATCTTGACGGCCCTCTCGAGGTCGATGCGAACGGGATCACCCGAACGTCTGCGCTCAACGCCCACGTTCACCTCCGTCGCCGTCGTGGTCGACCCTGCTCGACCACCAGCGGCGAGCCATCGGGGTGATAGACCTTGACCCCCTCGGCGATCGCTGTCGCCAACGGTGTCGGTGCCCACGAGTGACGACAGTTGTAGCCGCCGCAGTAATCGTCGACAGGAAGACCCTGCCCGTTGTCGAGGCGCGATGGATCGGTGACGGCATTGCCCACCCACGCCGAGCAGAACGGACGATTCTTTTGGTCGCGTGGCCCGACGTAGACGTAGACGAGATCAAGCTCGTCCTCCAGCTCGCGTGCATCGGACATCACGGTGTGACGACCGACTGCCATCACCGCTGCGTCGATTGCCGCTTGTGCTCGTGCGTACGTCGTCGATAGTCGCTCACGCACCTGCTCGATGAGGTCGCCGAGGCTGCCCGACGTCGTGACACCAGCGTTGACCGCGTCTCTGATCTCGTCACGCGCTTCGCGAAACACGCGCACGACGTCAGACGTGCGGCCGTCCACGATGAG